TACGTCAAGATTTGGAAAAAGAAATCCAAAAGAACCGTGATGACATCATGCACAACCGGCAAGACATTGCCGTTATCTACGAAAAACTGGGGAAAAAATAATGCTATCTTTATTCTCAACACTTGGCGGCTTGTTAATCTCAGGCTTGCCCAAACTGCTTGACTTTTTCCAGAACAAGGCAGATCAACGCCATGAGTTAGCCTTAGCGCAGATTCAAGTGCAGATGCAACTACAGATGATGGCGCAGGGCTTTGCGGCTCAAGAGCGCATGGAAGAGATTCGCACCGACCAGATTGCTATGGAAACAGACGCGCAAATGACCGTTGCCGCCTACGACCACGACAAGAAGATCATGGACAACGCCAGCCGCTGGGTAGTAAACTTTGTAGGTACTGTGCGCCCGATGGTCACCTACATCTTTGTACTGGAACTATGTGCCATCAATGCTTGGATTGCCTATTACGTCTACAGCAACCCACGGCTTGTCTTGAGCATGGAAGACTTGATTCGTGTATCTGACATCATTTTCTCCACAGACGAGATGGCAATGCTTGGAGGCATCATTGGTTTCTGGTTTGGCTCACGTAGCTGGAGCAAGAAATGAAACTAGGCAAAGCTGGCGCTGATTTGATGCACCAGTGGGAGGGGTATCGCACTAAGCCGTACCTCTGCCCAGCCCACATTTGGACGATTGGCTATGGCCATGTGCTGTACCAAGATCAAATCCGCCTGCCTGTAGTCAGGGTAGAGGGCAAAGAAACACCCATGATCCGCAAAGAGATGCCATTAAAGCCGGAGGACAATCGTGTCTGGACTAAAGAAGAAATCGAGAAACTATTCGAGGATGACGTCGGCCCTACTGAACGTGGTGTTCTACGACTTGCTCCCGCTTTATCTGGTCGTCAAGGCGCTTTCGACGCGTGCGTCAGCTTTGCCTTCAACGCCGGAGTGGGGGCTTTTCAGCGTTCTTCTATTCGGATGAAAATCAATCGTGGTGATTGGGAAGGTGCAGCCGATGCCCTCTTGCTGTACTGCATGGCAGGGGGTAAAATTCTCTTAGGGCTAAAAAAGCGCAGGGACGCTGAAAAAGCACTGTTTCTATCCTAGGACTGCTCATGCCACTTAAAAAAATACTTTTCCGCCCGGGTGTAAACCGCGAAAACACACGGTACACCACCGAGGGTGGTTGGTATGAGGGCGATAAGGTTCGTTTCCGTCAGGGCAACCCTGAAGTAATTGGTGGCTGGGTACGTATTTCTACCAATACATTTTTAGGTATCTGCCGGTCTTTGTGGAACTGGGTTTTATTGGACGGCAAGAATATTATTGGTCTTGGCACAAACCTCAAGTTTTACCTTGAGAATGGCGGTGCTTACTATGACATCACACCCATCCGGGCAACCAGCACAATTAACACCAACCCTTTTGTGGCTACAAACGGCTCTGCCGTTATTACCGTTACAGACACAGCGCATGGCGCTGTTACAGGGGACTTTGTAACCTTCAGTGGCGCGACCAGTCTGGGCGGCAATATTACCGCTACGGTGTTAAACGCTGAGTATCAGATTACTGTTCTAACCGCCAATACATACACTTTTGTAGCCACAGCTACAGCTAACGCAACAGATGCTGCGGGTGCGGGTGGTGGCGCTTCTGTGGTTGCAACCTATCAAATTAGTGTTGGCCCTGAAGTGCAACAAGTGTTAGAGGGCTGGGGTTCTGGCGGATGGGGTTTAGGTACATGGGGTAATGGCGCTCCCGTAGCAACTGTCTTTGGTGCTTTACGAATCTGGAGCCAGCAGAACTTTGGCGAGGATTTAGTATTTAACCCTCGCGGCGGTGGTTTGTATTATTGGGACGCTAGTGGTGGTTTAAACACCAGAGGTGTTTTGGTGTCTAGCCTAATGGGTGCAGATGCTGAAGTGCCTTCGGTTGTTAATTTAGTTGCAGTCTCAGATACATCCAGATTTGTTTTTTGTTTTGGCTGCGATGATTATGGAAGCTCCGTATTAAATCCAATGTTAATACGCTGGTCAGATCAAGAAAACCTACTTATCTGGAATCCACTTCCTACCAATCAAGCTGGTAGTGTGACGCTGTCACATGGCTCTGAGATCATTGCTGTGGTGCAGTCAAGGCAGGAGCAGATTGTCTTTACAGACTCTGCGGTGTATTCATTACAGTATCTCGGCCCGCCAGTTGTTTGGCAAACCCAACTCTTGGGTGATAACACATCCATCTATGGCCCGAACGCAGCCGTCCTTGCTTCAGGTATTGTGTACTGGATGGGCATAGACAAGTTCTATAAATACGATGGCCGGGTACAGACATTGAACTGCGACCTGCGCAGGTTTATTTTTAACGACATTAACAAAAATCAAAACTTACAAGTCTTTGCTGGATTAAATGAAGGTTTTAATGAGATTTGGTGGTTTTACTGTTCAAAAAACAGCACAGAAATTGATCGATATGTTATTTATAACTACATCGAGAACGACGGTAAAGGTGTGTGGTACTACGGCACTATGGGCAGGACAGCTTGGCTGGACTCAGGGCTAAGAGACTACCCATTGGCAGCGACGTACCAACCAAATAATACAGGTAACCTTGTAGAGCATGAAAACGGTCTGAACGACAACGCAACGGGCACAGAAGCGGCTTTAGACGCTTACATCTCATCTTCTGAGTTTGACATTGAAGACGGCCATAACTTTGGTTTTGTTTGGAGAATTCTTCCAGACTTGACGTTTGGTGATTCTACAAACAGTCCAACCGCTGTCACCCCACGAGTTACTATCAGCCTGTTGGGGTTAAGTAATTCAGGCTCTGGCGTAACTGAAACTGCCTCTTCTTTAGTTACTAAAGGCAGTACCTATGTCATTACGGAAGAATTTACAGGACAGATCTATACCCGAATACGGGGACGGCAGATGATCTTTAAGATTGCTAGTAACCAGATCAATACTCAGTGGCAACTGGGCGCTCCTAGAATTGACATCAGACCCGACGGGAGGCGGTAAATGGCACAACTTAATGCTAAAGCGCCAAGCTTACCTTTAGCCGGTAATGAATACGAGCGTGAGTATTTTGATAAACTTACAAACGTTTTGCGTCTGTACTTTAACCAGTTAGACAACCCCGGGCCTATAGGTGCAACCAGTTTAAACTTTGATTTAAACAACCTACCCACAGACGCTGATCTGGCTAATTTAAGGCTAGGTGATGTCTATCGAGACACACAAGACGGTGTTCAAGATACCAGCCAGATGCTTCGTATAAAGACTTCATAATCATGGCATTACCAACAAATTTTTCTAATGCTTATGAAGACGTGTATGACGTTTTTGGTGGGCGGGATGCTACCAATGACTTGCTGACAACATTAAGGGGTATGGGTTTAGATGATGCTGCAATTGCGTCTACTTTAGCCCCGTATCGACCAGCCACTACTCCTGCCGCTGTTCAAACTCCCGCCGCTGTTGAAACTCCCGCCGCTGTAACCACCCCTGCCGCTGTAACCACCCCTGCTGATACAAGCGCCGCCGCTGTTGAAACTCCCACCGCAAAAACTACTGACATAGTAGACGACTACATTGCGTCTATTCCTGAGTCTGATATGACGGTTGAGGATTTGTATACAACCATTCTTGGTCGTCCATCAGATGCAGGTGGTAAGGCATTCTGGGAAAACGCATTTGGGCCTACTGTAGATGAGTCGGAAAAAGCTGACTTCTTGCAAGCCGCCCAATCAGAACTTGCCAACCGGTCTGTAGAAGAACAAGCGGTACTAGCCCCCAATCTTGTGGCTACTGTAGACACACAAGTACAACCTAACTATAGACAAATGGTGTTGGATCGCTACGCTTCTATTGGGCGTACAGGGGTCGGTACTGAAGCATCCAACGTTGATAAAGAAAGTCTTGACGCATGGACTGCGGCTTTGGAAACTGGGCAAATCAAACCAGAGGATTTAAACAATACATTTCAAGCCGCTGTTGTTGACTACCTATCAAGCAATCCTGAAGATAAATACAGTACTTATGTCACGGACTATCTAACAGATACCAAACCTGCTGCGGTTTCAGGTATTGTTAGTCTGTACGAAGACGTGCTGGGACGTAAACCTGATGCTAAAGGTTTAGCAGACTGGTTTAAAGCGGTTGGTTCTGAGATTAGCCCAGAAGATCGCGCAATATTTGAAACTGCGGCGCAAGCAGAACTGGATAGCCGAATTCAAGATTTGTACAGCGAATTTATGGGGCCGGGAAGAATTGCAGAGGAAGAGGGAAAGAAATACTGGAGAGACCGTTTTGGTAACGAGATTGACGCCTCTGAGCGGGAGAAGTTCCGTACTGCCGCCGCCGCAGAGTTGTCTGGTGCATTTGGCGCGGGTGGTGTTAATTCGTTAGCTGGTTTTAAATACGCCAAAGATCTTGGCATTAGCGATGCTGGTTTAAAAGCAACTCTTGGTGAAGCTTTATATAACCAGTACAAAGATCAACTTAAAACTACTACAACCACAAGCATTAACGACATTATTGCAGACAACTCCGCAACGTTTGAAGAGTCGCAAAAAGTTTCCAAATTAGCTCGTGATCTTGGGTATAACTCACAACAACTTGCCGACCTGACGGGTAAAGACAAGTCTCTGTTTGATACTCTTTTAACAAGCTACGACACCAACCGCAACAAAATCATCAACGATACCCTCACAGGCCCGAACGTTTTAACAGATGCTGACAGGGTAATTGCTAGTTACGCTTTAGAGAAACAGTTTGGCTTTACTGATGATGACATTGCAAAAGCTACTGGCGTTGATGTTAAGGTTATTCAGAACAGCCTGAACCCCGTCAGAAACTTTGAGACAGACTTTTCAAAAATTGCTAACAACACGGACTCAACCACTCAGCAACTTAAAGACTTCGTAATTAGCTCAAAGGCAAATTCAGCCATTGACAAGTTGTATGGCAGTGCTTTGACTGGATACGAGAACAAGATTGCAGAACTTGAAACAAAGTGGAGTGCGTATGGATCTGACGCTATCCAGTCAGAAAATTTATTTCAGCAACTAAACGCTCAGAGGAACGCACTAGGCGGTCAGTATTTCCAAGGTGTGTTTGGCGACTTGGAGAACTCCGCCGCGCTACTTGTCAAAAAAGGTTTAGACACTATTGGTGACCTTGGTCAGAAAGACAAGTTTACAACAACATCGGCATTTGAACAATTTTTCATGGCTGATGGTAAACCAGTTATTAAGCAGGGCAATGAATACCTTGTGCCAATAACGGACGCGGAAGGCAACCCCACGTCGTATGAAAAAGTTGACCCTTCTAAAGTTACAAAAAAATACTTTAAGCACGTCTTCGAAGGCAGTGGAGAGAATTCCACCGTCTCAGTTGTGCCGTTGTCTGAGGCGGAGTTGGCAACACTTAAAGATGGAACTTACCAACATAAAATTGGTAGCGTTGTCATTGACAAAGACACTGGTGCAGAGCTTACTGATATCTCAGGTCAATTAGCTTATCAAAGAAGCGGTGGCCATTTAAAGGGTAGAAAGAATTGGTTGAATGTAAAGTTTACAGAAGACGGTACGCCATACCTCACGGCAACTTCAGAAAAAACAGGAATATACGGATTTGTAAGCGAGATGGGGCCAATGGTCATCTCGATTGCCGCCATGATCCCGGGGCCGCACCAGCCCTTTGCAATGATGGCAAATGCGGCGTTAGCTATAGAGCAGAAGAACTACCTTGGCGCTGTGCTGAGTGGCTTAAATGCGGCTGGTTCTTTTGCTGGAACCGAGTTGTCAACGCTGAAAACAGCAGAAGCCGCTGGAGACATTGTCAATACCTCGCGAATTCTTGATTTGCAAAACACGGTATCAAACGTCAAGCTCGCCCAGACAGCCATTTCTGGGGTTGCCGCTCTTCAATCTGAAAACATTGCTGGTGTTATTAACGCAAGTTTGTCAGCGTACGGTCAAACTGGTGGAACACTTCCATCAGGCGTCACAACAGCTTTTCAAGCCGCAAACTTAGCACTTGCAATTAAAGATGACAACCTTTCAGCCGCTTTGGTTTCTCTTGGCGACCTGACTGGCAGTAAAGACCTGTACGTCGCGGCTTCTGCAAAGAACTTGGTTGACGCGCTTAAGAGTGGTAACGAAACAAATATTATTCAAGCTGGCATAACGTTTGGTAACGCTTTTCAAGCGTCTAATCAATCAACAACGACAACCAATACAAGCGATACTAAAACTAACGTAGTGGATAACACTACGTTGCAGAACACCGACGTTACAAATGTTTTGGCTAACGCTGGATTAACAGACGGCAATGCAACAACCGATGGCGTTCAGTTAGCAAGTGTTGTTAATAACGTAGTGTCTGATGCTGGGAACGGCGTGACTTTAAGTGGCGTTGACGCAAAAACCCAAGCAGATTTTGACGCCATGAAAGAGGTTGACAAAATTGGCGCTGCGGGCACTGCGAGCACTGACGTTGTAACAAATCTTCAAAATGCGGGCTTAACCGAGGACACTGAGTTCGGTGATTTGCAAGGTGCTATTGATAAAAACACAGCCGCTGGTACAAAGGCCGCGTCTTTTAAAGACGTTTATGCTGCTAATCGCTTAGCCTTTGGGCCCAATACAACTTTTGAATGGACTAACCCTGCGACGGGCGTAACAGGTAAATACACAACCGAGTCGGCCACCGAAGCAGAGAAAAAAGCTGATGCAAAGATTGCTTCAATTAATCAGTCTAACCTAGCCACAATTACTGATGCGGGTAAAACAGTAGCCGCTCAAAATGACACAGCCGCCCGTAACGCTTCACTTAATGCAACCGCTGCACGAATTGCCGCGCTTAAAACTTCCAATGCCGACAACGGTGGTAGCTACGTAAATGATGTTCAATACGACGCAAACGGCAATGTGACCGGTGGCAGTATGAATTTGTCTGAGCGCGGCAAGATTGCCGAGTATGCTGGTGCGTTAGCAGTAGACTCAACATCTCAAATTGCTTCATTTGTTACGGGTACTCTTAAAGCTATTAACGTTTTAGAACGTGGCGGTACGGTAGATCAAGCTGTTAGTGATTACGCTGCTTTTTCTAAAGCTAAAACGCCAGAAGAAATGAAGGCTGCTAGCTCGGACTTTAATAAAAACATGGCCGCTGCTAAAGATGGCTGGGAAGCTTTGGCTGTTGTAGGTAAAACAATTGTTAGTAACCCCGGGTTTGTAGCCTATAACGTAGCGTCTGAAATTCTTCAAGAAGGCACGCAACTGCTTGCATCTGGGGGCGTGCTTACTGCGGCTAAATTAGTTGGCGCAGCGCCAAGAATTGCTAGGGCTTTAGGTATTTCTACCGAAGTTGTTTTAGACATGATGGAGTCAGGTGGCGGTGCTGCTGAAGATGCTTACAAACGCGCAAAAGACGCTGGCATGTCGGACAAAGACGCTCAAACTGCGTCACAAAAGGCGCTAGCTCTTGGTGCAGTAACTACAGGTACACTCAATTTAGTTCCCGGCGGTAACGCACTGACCAAACAAATTTTTGGAGATACCGCAGGTAAAGTTGGCGCAAAAGAAATAGCCACAACTGCCGCTAAAGTGGGTGTTAAAGAAGGTACTGGAGAAGGCGTAGAAGCTGGCATTATTGAAGGCGGTACGCAAAAAATAATCAAACCCGACGATGATTTAAACTGGACTAAGATTGCCGGTACAAGCGCATGGGAAGCAGTTATTGGCGGCAAAACCACGGCGACTATTAGCGCCGCCGACTCTACTGTTTCAGCGCTTCAAGACTCTGGGTTGTCCGAGACCCAAGTTAAGTCTGTTGCGGATACTGCGGCAACTACGTTAAAGAACAGCACTTCTCCAAGCAATGCGTCTGATACGCTCATTACGCAATTACAAGATGCTGGGCTTACAGAAGATCAGTCCATTACTGCGTCTAATGAAATCATTGGCGACCAAATTTTAGGTAGCAAAGAGACACTTGATAACTTAGGTGTTACAAAACTTAACGGTGACCAAGTTGTAGCTACAGATTCTGAGGGTAAACCCGTAACTCTGGCCGAGCTGCTTGGTGAATCGGCAACAGGTAAAACTTCAGGCGAAGTAAAGGTTGATACGTCTGCGGTCATTGGCACAAACGCTAAGGGCGAGAGCGTAACCGTTGCTGACCTAAACGCTATTACGTCTAACAAAACAACTACGGGTACAACCACTGCGGTTGATACGGCTCAGCAAACTATGGCTGATCTTGGGCTTAAAGTTTCAGATGAAACGGCAACGTCGTTAGCAACTAAAATTGAAAACGCTACTAAAGCTGACGCTACGGTTGGCGCTAAAGCTGATGTAGTTTCTGAGCTACAAACTGCGGGGTTAACTGAGACTAAAGCTAACACTGTTGCAGATGTGCTTACAGACACCAAAGCAGATACTAAGGCTGACACCAAAGCAGATACTAAGGCTGACACCAAAGCAGATACTAAGGCAGATGTAGTTGCAGACATCAAAGCAGATACTAAAGCTGACACTAAGGCAGATGTAGTTGCAGACACTAAAGCAGATACTAAAGCTGACACTAAGGCAGATGTAGTTGCAGACACTAAAGCAGATACTAAAGCTGACACTAAGGCAGATGTAGTTGCAGATACTAAAGCTGACACTAAGGCAGATGTAGTTGCAGATACTAAAGCTGAAACCAAAGCTGAGACCAAGACCGAAGCTGAAACCAAAGCTGAGACCAAGACCGAAGCTGAGACCAAGACCGAAGCTGAAACCAAAGCTGAAACCAAGACCGAAACTAAAGCAGAAGTTGAAACTAAGGACGAAGTTAAAACAAAAGCAGAGGTTGACGACATCATTGACGACTTAGACGATGACGTAATTGACAAGGTTACTACCCTGATAGATGACCCAATTATTGATAAAATTATTGCTGATCCAACTAAGTCACCGCCGCCTAAGCCGCCTAAGAATCCAAAGGTTCCAAGTAAGCAAACGGGTTTAACTTGGCCTCAAGCTACCGCACTTGCAGGTACTTTTGGCGTACCTCAATTGGCCAACGTGTTCTACTACGGCAAAGAATTTGGGTCTAAGAAACAGAAGGTTGGCAAGAAAGGCCAGTTGGAGCAAGAAGAATACAAGGCGCTGAGCGTTACCAAAGCCGGTGCTGAAGGTGAAAAGATTGAGGAAGAAGCACTTGCCCAGAAGGGCAAAACCGACGAAAATGACATCGAAGAATTGCTTAAAAAGATTGAAGGGTCAAGCGACAACGCTGCGACTCCTGAAGAAATTGCAGAAATCATAAGGCAAGGAGCTTAATATGGATGATGAAAATCAACAAGTTGACTGGAGCGTAGACGACAGCGGGTATGCCACTGCTGGGGCAGAGCTTAATGACTACATGACCTCCCAAGGTTATGAGGATGTTCAGCCATGGCAAAATGTATCTACTACAGGTGACACCACCTCCGGTAATATGTATGGCAACAGCAGTCTATTTAGCGGCTCAGACCTTGCTAAACTGTTTAAAGATTCGCCCTTGCTCCAAACTTTGGGCGCTGTTGGTATGGGCAAGTTGGCAGACAAACTTTTTGATGTACAAAAAGGCCCCGGTGGTTACAGAGGTGGTATCCCCACTTTAACTGCGTATCGTCAACAATTGCCTATCCCAACTTCAATGATGAATGCAGCGGGCACTCCAATGTTAGATGCAAAGGGTGTACCAATCCCCCGCCGACCCGGTTCTGGTGGCGTTACGTATTTCAGCCCAATGCAGTATCTTAAGCCCGGCCAAACCCCTACTCAAACTCCAGCAACCCCTGCGTCTACGGGCATTGCAACAGTACCTGCGTCTACGGCTCCCGCTGAAAGTGTTGCTGCCCCTGTAGAAGTTGCGGCGGCTGGTGGTCTAATGGGTTACGCCCGTGGTGGTATTGCTAATTTAGGTGGTTACTCAGACGGCGGCAGATTGCTCAAAGGCCCCGGTGATGGTGTGTCTGATAGCATCCCAGCTATGATTGGTAAACGCCAACCTGCTCGGTTAGCCGACGGCGAATTTGTAATCCCAGCACGTATTGTCTCTGAATTAGGCAATGGCTC